GGCTCCTACAGCTGCTACGAATCCGAGCATTGCTGCCCAGCCATTAAATCTTTCTGCTTCTGGTGACATTAGTTTTCGTTGTGGTAATAGTTGAATGGGTGGTTCGTTTGGGTAGATGTTTTCTCTACCATCAGTATCGGTAGTTATCATTTTTTCTTAGTTTTTCTCTTGTAAGGTTTTGCTGTTTTCGCTGACTTTCTAAAAGCAGCGGCGGTGGGAGCACCCTTAGAACCCACCTTACGCATCTTCTCGCCAGAGCCAGCAGCGATCCGCTTTCTCTTGGCGTGAATGTTTGCGTATAATCCTCGCTTTGCCATTATGCTGTGCCTCCGCCACCTTTTTTCTTCTTAGCCTTTTTGTAATAGTCTATAACTTTTCTCTGGTCATTGACATCAAATGGGCCGGGGCCGTATAGTCTCTTGCTAGCGTCCCTAACATCTTTAGGTACACCAAAGTACTTCTCTCCCATAGCGATAGTATTCTTCTTCTTATCGCCTTTGCGTTTCTTTACAGAACCGTCTTCTGAATATGTAATAGCCATGTTAGCATTTCCATTTGCGTAAAGCAAGAGCCTTTCTTGTAGGCTTGCCGTTTGGTTTTTTCATTGGTCCTTTAACACCCTTCATCCTAGCACAGAATGAGCGTTTACGTGGACCTCCTTGAGGCTGTGGAGCCTTGAGGTTAGAGCCGGTAGCAGCGTTGTACTTTTTTCTACCGGCTGCTGTCAGTCCACCAGTACGGGACTTGTGCTTTCCCATCTTGAGACTGACATTCTTTTTCTTTACAGCCATTATGCTATCTGTAATTTAGATCTTTGTTTCTTTTGTTTATTAACTAGAGGTACAGGTAACCCATGTACGTCAGGGTTATAGTCTCCAGCGTCGTAAAAGTTACCACCTGTTTGCATGTAAGATTTACCCTGACCATCTAGAAAGAACCCTTTTTCAGTTACATAGTTCATGATAGATGAGTCAGGCTGACCATCAGCCAAGTTAGCCACCTTCATAGATGAGCGTTTCTTGTTCTTGGAAAGGTCCCACTTCACTCCTGTGCTTTCTAAAAAGTTTTTAAAGTGTTTCATTTCAGCTTCTTTGATACTAGGTATCTTTATATGATCTATGTATCTCATAGGTGGTGGCGTAAAATCTTTCGGAGTTATGTTAGCAATCTTTAAATCGTTACGCTTCGTTAACATTGTTGTTAGTCCTCTTTCTCATCCTAGCTAGCCTATCATCCCTTGATGGGATAGGAGATTTGTATGGCTCGTAAGGGCTATCAGGTTTATTAGGTTTTTTATATGGTGGTAGCTGTCCCGGAGGATGTGCCATCACTTCTTCCTCTTATTTTTCATGATTGCAGCCGCAACTTTTGGTCTTTTTTTTGCGAGTGCGGCTAGTCCCTTTGACACTTCTTTTTTCTTTGGTCTACCTTTCTTACTTCCGTAAGTACCTTTTCCCATTGGCATGTGATTTCTCCTAAAATGATAAGTTGTCTGATCGTTCTAATTTTTCGATAACATCTTGCCTGTAGGCAGGGTCGTTATCATACCTCCTGTCACTCATAGCTGCTACGAGCTCCGCTTGACTACGGAAAACATCTCCTGTTTCTCTAGCTGCTTTTCCTTGTACCATCTTTCCCTCAAATCCTACTGCATTTAGATACTGTGACTTTAATCCAGACACAGCAAACTTGATAGTTTCTATACTACCAGATGCTACAATGTCATCGAAAGCTTTGATAGCTTTAGCATCTAAGTTTTGCCCTGCCCATTGTACCATGTTTGTGTACTCTTGTTCTCCGCCTGCAAAGTTTTTAACTTCATTAATCTGACTCTCTGTAACGTCTTGTACCTGTGCGGGAGGTGCTGCTTGCCAATCAGGGCTTTTCGTTACCTCTAGGTATGCGTTAACTAAATCAGCACTAGACATGCCTTGAAACTTTTGCAATGTCTCAGGAGATAGTTTACCGTTGTTAGAATAAAACTCATCTGATGCGTCTGTAATTATATTAGCATTATCAGATAGAGTTGTAGTTTCTGGTTCTGATTCAGATTCTGGTTCAGCTGTTTCTGTAGTTTCTTCTTGCTGTCCAAGTTTAGATTCTAATTCTTTATAGGCTTTCTCTAATTCTTCAGCTGACTTATACTTACCAGCTAATAAGTTTTCTTGTTCAGCTACTAGCTTTTCACCAACAGCCAGAGAGTCCTGTTCCTCATCGGATAGGACTTCTGTTTCTGGTTGGTTATCTGTAACTGTAAATGTTTGTTCTTCTGCTGCCATTTATTCTTCTGGTGGTGGTGGTGCTTCGTCAGGTATAAAGTTACTTATAGCTGCTTGCGCCTGTTCTGCTATTTGTGGATTCTTGCTTGGGTCCATAAGAGGAGTGCCTGCAAGCTGTCCTGTCTGATCTACAAGTGACTGCTGTGCTTGTTGCTGCATCATCATTTGTTTATCTTGTGCTATCTGTTCCTGTGTCTTGATAAGATTGAGAACATCTATACCCTGTGCTGCTGCTAATCTTTGTATAGCTTCAGATGGGTTAATGAATTTTAACATAGCCTCTGCACCTAGAGTCTGTGCTACTGTAGCCATAAATCTAGTAAGAGCTTCGTTGTCTTGTCCTCTACCAAGACTATTAATACCAGCTACAATCTTAGGTCTAACGACATCTTTAGGTAACTTAGGTATCTGGTTTGATCTCTGTAATATTAACAAAGTTCTATTGAGGTAGGGCACTAAAAACTCTACCGTTAACAAGCTAAAGATTCCACCGAGGGATTGCTCTAGCTCTAGCTGTGTAAGGCGTACCTCTTCAGCTGTAACTCTCTCTGCATTTCTTACATTCATAACTAAGAAAGCTTCGAGGATTCTTTTTTCTATTTGCGATGCCAGCTGTGCAGCTGTGGAGAAGTCTGCTGTCTTACCAACTTGTACAACTCCTACATCTTCTGGTCTACCCTGTATGATAGCTCCGTTACCAGCTTTGGATAAGGTCTGTGGCTTTGTGGTTGATGAAGGTGACACAAGAAATATAACTTTACTTGCTACACTTGCACCCTCTACAAGAGCTTGAGACAATCCATTGAGACTACGTAAGTCTCCTATAAATTCCTCTACTCTACCACGTCCGTAGTCCTCTCCGTCTACTGTATTGAATCGAAGCACTAACCATGGTGAGGCGTTTTTAGGAGCTGTACTGCGACTACCCTCAAGCATCATTCCATCAGCTTCTTGGTGCCACATCCAACGTCCACTACTCTCATCCATCTTAACACAGGTGTATACCTCAGCGTCGTCTTCTGCTGGACCATCGTAGTTACTATTTGGTCCTTGATCTTCGGGAGCCTTAGCTATCCCTAGAACTGTTCTATCTACTAATTCTTTAGTAATGATTTCTATAACATTACCGTTACCGTCTCTGTTTACAACATATCGTGAGAGAGGATAAGCTTTTAAACCATCCTTACCCATAAAGATAAGTGCGTTACCACCAACGATTAGGTGTTTTAATGCTTGGTGTACAACTACTCTATCATTTGATGCAGCTATGAAATCCATAATCAATCTCTCAATCTTTGAGAATGATAAGTCTAACTCGGTACGCATCATTGGATCAAGTGTCTGTCCAAGCTTGTCGTCTCTGACTTGTAGCTTAAAGAAGCTAGTCTGTGGAGGTAATGTTGCTAGCATAAGTTTAGCCGCTAGCGTGACTACAGCTTTAGCACCGACTGACTGCCACGGTTGTAGCAATGTACGTTTGCCTTTAAAGTTGTCGTCTCTTGTGATAAGATAAGGTAAGGTAAGTTCAGAACATTCTACTGCCATGTCTAGAAACTGAGTTCTGTTGGAAGAGAGTTCTGAGTATCTTTCTCTCGCCTTATATATCATGGTGTGTTAATTCCTCCAGTGGTACCACCGGCTGTACCAGTGTTGATATTTATTTTTAGAGCATCTGTACCAGTCTTCTTAGCTGTACCTCTTGGTGCACTCTTTGCTGTTGTACCATACTCTACACCAGCTGTTTCATCAGGATCTACTAACTCTTTCTTGCTAGGTAATCTTGATGCTTGCACTACGTCAGGCTGCCTTGGTTGTATAGGAGCCGGGGTAGGCATAGGTGATGGGGTTGATCTAAATAGACACATTGTCTTCGTTTAAAATAGATTTTACATATTGTACCACGTCCTGTTGTCCAGAGCGATACATGATGGAGGCTAAGTCCTCCTTGGGGTGGACAGGATACCAAGCGAACTTGGCTTCTAAATCCTCTACCAGTTTCTCTAGTTTCTCTGAGTGGAAACTAAGCGTACTGGGGTAGGTTTGTGTTTGCATGTTCAAAAAATGCGGGCATACGAGCTGCTCTTGTGTCAGAAAACTGTGGGGCTTTGCCCTGATACATTAACTGATCGCTCGCATCCGCCCAAAATTTTTTCGACAAATATTTATCAGTATTGTTTTCTGCTAGGGGTTGTAGTACCCATTGTATAGTTGCCTTCCGAAGCTTATCCAAAGAAGAGCTAGGAACAAGACCCAACTCAGCACATACGAGACTATTTGTCGCAACGTGTATCTGTTCATCTCTGGATATATCAGCTGATACTGTTCTAAGAGCAGCGTCACCAAGAAAGCGAAACATAGGTAATAGAACAAAGAATATAGCTCGCTCTGCAACGAGTGCCTTTGTGATAGTGTGGTCAGGGTGTGTAATCCAAGCATCTCTTAACCTCAAGGCTTCGAGTTCAGCTTGGGGATCAGCCCCGTG